TAGGGATCTGGCGGAGGTCATGGGCTCCATGCCTAGCATCAACTGTGCATCTGGAGTCATGACCACGGACAAGGCTAAGAAGTTCTCCAGCAAGAGGACTAAGATCGCGAACTACTACGTGCAGGAGAGCCAGCTCAATGCTGGCCGCCAGGTCCAGTTCTGCGACTACTACAACACGTTCGGCATGGCGGTCTACGTCGTCGAGCCGGACTTCGAGGACGTGGTCCCTCGCATCCGAGTAGAGAGCCCTCTGGGCATCTATCCGGAGATGGATCTCTACGGCCGCGTTCGCAGCTACACCAAGGTGTGGCGCGAAGAGGCCATCTACCTAGCAGCGAAGTTCCCACACCTTATCCGAGTACTTCAGAGCAATGAGGTAGGTGGCCAGCAGGCAGGCTGGGAGCACCGAGAGATCGAGGTCGTAAAGTACTGCGACGGCGATCAGATCACTATGTACCTTCCGAACCACGGTAACGTGACGGTGGACACTATGGCCAACCCTATGGGCAAGGTCTACGTCTCCATCGCCAAGAGGCCAGGGTTCGACAAGGAGGTACGTGGTGCCTTCGATGATGCCATCTGGGTTCAGCTAGCCAAGGCGCGCATGGCGCTCCTCGGACTAGAGGCTACCGAGAAGGCTGTTCGTGCACCACTCGTCGTTCCTCGCGACGTGCAGAAGATGACGTTCGGAGACGATGCGATCATCCGTACGGACAACCCGCAGGGTGTCATGTACCCCCAGCGAGACATCCCGCAGTACGCCTTCCAGGAAGGCGCAATGCTGGACAATGAGGCACGTCAGGCCATGCGATCCCCAGAGGTTCGCTCCGGTAACCTGGACGCCTCGATTATCACCGGCAAGGGCGTACAGGCCCTCATGGGTGGGTTCAATACAGTCATCACCACTGGCCAGTCCGTCATCGCCCAGGCGCTCGCACGAGCGCTGGCGCTATGCTTCGAGATGGATTCCAAGCTGTGGCCGAACGTGAAGAAGACTGTCAGCGGTGTCGTTCAGGGAACTCCCTTCGAGGAGAACTACATCCCCAAGAAGGACATCGCCGAGAACTACACCGTAGACGTTACCTATGGCTTCGCCGCAGGGCAGGACCCAGCACGAGCGATTGTTGCTCTGCTCCAGCTCCGTGGTGACCAGCTCGTGTCCCGTGACTTCGTGCAGCGTCAGCTGCCGATGGACCTGGACGTCGTTCAGCTCCAGACCCAGATCGACAACGAGCAGTTTACCGACGCCCTCAAGCAGGGCATGATGGGTTACATGCAGGCAGTGCCTCAGATGGCACTCCAGGGCATGGACCCCGTAGACGCCCTCACCAAGATTGCAAAGCTGATCGAGGAGAGGGAGAAGGGCACCCCAGTTCACGACGCCGTGCTGAAGGTGTTCAAGCCAAAGGAGCAGCCAGCAGCAGCAGCTGGCACGGACCCGCTGGCTGCCCTTATGGGCGGAGGAGGACAGCAGGGTGGAGCAGGGGGCGCACCAGCTCCCGGAGGAAGCACCGCCCCTGGCGGCGGTGGTCAGCCACAGGGTATGGACATCATGAGTCTTCTCGCCGGGCTTACCGGTGGAGGCGAGGCTACGATGAGCGCCAGCACCCGCCGACAGTCAGGAATCTAATGGACCCGAACTACGTGTGGGGATCGATCCTCGGAGCAGGCTTCCTGTACGAGGCATACGCCCTCTTCTCCAAGAAGCAGGGCGATACGCTCTCTGAGCGTACGCGCTCGTGGTTCAGGACCCGGACCAAGCCCGGTCGCATCATCTTCGGTGTGGCCTGGGTGGGCTTCGCCCTCTGGTTCCTGGTACACATCATAGGAGAGTAATGGCAGTATGCTGGAAGTGCCGTAAGGCCGAGTATCATGATTACAAGGACAAGCACGGCATCCGTTGTCCACTCTGTGGGCAGAGGCAGGCAGACGATCCGGCCCTGAAGCCGGTCGTCGCCAAGACCGAGACCAAGCGACCTACCGCAAGGAGGAAGTAAATGAGCGAGGGAATGTTCCCCCAGCACCCAAAGTCTGGACCTTGGGAGACTCTCAAGGGATCCACTCTGGCTCCGCACATGACCGGACCGGTGGAGGGCGACAAGCCTAACAACACCACCCGTGGTTCTGGCGGAACCATTACGTCCCACTGGGACAGCAACACTACCGTTACTACGGGCATGACCCGTGGTGGCGGAACCATGGCCAAGTAAGGAGTACGCGATGGACGAGAACGAGATTGAGCTTGAGGACTTCGAGGTAACGCCACGACTGCACAGCAAGTGGTCCGTTCTCGTCCTCGCTGCCAACTGGGCCGCTCAGATGGCCGCCGTGACTGCCAAGAGCCTTGAGCTCGCAACTATCATGGCGGCTGAGCATGCAACACAGAAGAGCTACGACAACGAGTTCAACGAGATCACCAAGG